TTGTAAATGCTCCACCAAAATTTATGCCAATAAATAGGTTAGCTGCTAAACAAGTTTATAAAAATTTTAAGAAATAAAATGTTAGAAGCTATTATTATTATAGAGTTAATGGCACTTACTTATTATTTAATTAATAATTAATTATTTATACCAATACTTATCGTAGTTCTCATTATTATAGAGAACTACATCCCATTCTATTTTTTTTTTGATACTTTTTTTAGCAAACTCCCTAGCGTCTTTTTCTAACGCAAACAAAGAATTAGAAAAGCTAGTAAATTTATTTTTAGGTTTCCAAATTACAAAATACATAAAAAAAAAAGGGGGAGATTACTCTCCCCCTCTCATACACAACAAAATAAAAGATAAGTGGTTACAAAGCACTTATCAGTTGTTTTCACATTTTATTGACACTCACTTTTATAGTTACCCATTGACTCTAATTTAAAGAGGGAGCTGTTGGGTTATTATTAGGTGGAACGTCTTGACCTAACAATTCGTTTGCACCACTTGTAAAATAATCAAGTGGCTTTTTAAAAAATCGACTTATTTTTAATAGCTTGGTAGAACTAATTCCATTTTGTCCTTTTTCATACTTTTGGATCTGTTGGAAAGTTACGCCAATTTGTTTTGATAATTCACTTTGAGTAACTAATTTTTTTCTTGGTTTATAAGTTCCTAAAAATTCACCATCTACTATTTCACCAACATAAACTAAATGGTTTAATCTTGCTTCTTTAATTTTTTTTCCTATTTCTTTATTGAGTTTAGTTTCTTCTTCTGTTTTTTTGTAAGCTTTATATTGTCTATTCATTACTCTCTCCTTAAATTTGGCGGACAAGTGGCCTAGAGTTTTTTACAACTTTTAAGTTCATTAATTTTTAAGGCGAATACATAAACTTGGCATCTTCATTTTCCACCAAGCATATTTGCCTAAAAGTCTTAACATATTTTTTAAACGCTACGCTTGAATGAACACACTGTCTTGCTTTACCAGATTTAGCTGGTTTCATAATTTCAGCATGATATTTTTCAAGTTTTTGGTAACGTCTTGTAAGACTATTACTTTTACTTAAAGCCATCCTCTTTAGACTCCTTATCGTTTGTTAATTTAATTCTTGATTTGTCTAATTTTAAATCAAGAACCTTAACCCTAGCGTTTTCACTAGGAGTATTTGATAAATGTGCTTTTTCCACACTTTCAAATTCTTCATCGACCTTTACATTGGCCTCATAAAAACTTTCTTTTAAAACTTTATTCATCGTCTTAAATCCATTGTTGAATAGCTTTTATTAACTTTTAACATTGATATTTTTTCCAATTGATTATTGCTTAACTCAATATTTCTTTGTGCTTGATTACTTTTGCTAATCAAATTTAACTTGTATAATTCTGATATAATTGCACCAGCTCTAGCCCTAGAAAATTTAAATTTAGTAGAAATTTCTTTATAGGTTGGACTATACTCATGTTGATCAATAAACCTTTTTATAAATTTAAGTACATCAAGCTTGATTTGACTTAAATAAATTTGATGGCCATTTCCATTTCCATTTTTCATTCTTCTTTATCCTTAAATAAATTTGTTACGTTTTCTTGTGATTGCCTAATATCATGGCCATCTTCTTTAAGAGCCTTTAGGTAATTTAATAATTTTTTTAAATACCAAAGACACTTTTCCAAATCCATAATGATACTATCAATTGATGTTCCATGTTTTTGACCAAAACGAAAAAGGTGCTTTAAACCAGCACCCTTTAAGTAACCAATGTTTTCTTCATGCGTTTGTTGACTTAAAATCGCATCGCAAGTTTGGATTGCCTTTTTATAATGTTGAGGATTTACACTTTCATTTTGCATTAGAACGGTGCTTCCTCTTGTTTGTTAGTGTTTGGTTCACTTAACTTGATACTAATATCAGGTTGGGTGTCTTTCGATTTATCGGTATTTAACCAAGCCGCAGCTTGTTTAGGTTGACCATTGATAGTAGCTTTACCAGTGTAGTGTGGATATTTAGTACCAGGTTTATCGTTTTCTCTAGGTTGTCTTTTCCATAGTGCGATTTGATTATCGTATTTATTGTCCATTAGGTTTTCTTCCTTGTATTGTAGTTTTTAGTTTGTTGTATTTATTAGCAACCTTAACGTCTTGAATTGGATCAAGATAAAGTTGTTCTAATTCGTTTGTGTATTCTTTAGATAAACTTTGAATACCTTGTTCAAATTTATTAACGCTTGTTGATAGCTTTGCTTGTTGTTCTAATTTACTAATCCATTCACTAGCAAATTCTTCAACATTAAATTTTTTTGTAATTTCTTTACCATTAGGTTTAGCAATAGGTTTTGTTTCTTTGCCTTTTACAAAATCCTCAATTTCTTCTGCTGTTGCAATCTCATTACCCATAAATCCAAGAATAGATAATGCTCTACCAATACTGACTGTTTGTGCTTTTTCAAATTCTTTATCTCTATTGACCATCATTTTAGACTCACCAACACTTAATTCTTTGCCATCTAAAAAGACACTTGCTCTAAATTTTGTAGAGCCATTTTCTAACTCACTACTAAATGTTAAAATTTGTAATCTACTTCCAAAATATTCTCTTACAAACTTGATACGATAAGGAACTGTTAAATATTCACCTTTAGCACCTAATTTTACATAGTCGCTTTGTTTAATTCCATCCCTAAAATTTTGTATTGCACTTTCCAATGTTTTTTCTTTACTCATAGTTGTCCTACCTCTCTCAATTTTTTTGTTGGGTTTTTAATTTGTTCTTCTAAATCTTTAATTATTTTATCTTTGTTTTGAATTTCTACTCTTAATTGGCCATTCTTTTTTTGATGTTCATTATTAATAGTTTCTAAATCTCTTACTCTATCTCTTAATGGTTTAATAATTCCTTGATCACCCATAATAACCTCTAAATCTTTCAATTAAATTAGGTTCAATTCCATTCCACCAAAAACCATTTTTTCTTATTTCGCTAAAGTCAGGCTTACAAAGTAAAGCTAAAGTTTTTATATCGCCATTTGCTAGTTCTAATTTTTTTTCCCAACACATTTGATATAAAACTAATTCATCATAATATTTTTCTAAATTTTCTTTTCTTAATTCTATGCAATTGTCAGGCGTAAAAATTACATGGTCGCTATCACTAGCATAAGTTAAAAATGGGATATGTTTTGGTAATAGTTTTGAGTACAAAGCAATTTGCAAACAATCACTATGAAAAGGTACTTTAGGGCATTTTTTTTTAGTATAAGAATATCCACTTTTAGTTTTTACTAAAGTTCCAAAAACATTTTTAATATCTCCAAAATGAGTCTCACCAATTAAATCTACATAAGCTAAAAAATAAGTTTTTATTCTTTGATCCCAATGTGTGTACTCTTTCTCTTTTTCCCATTTTTGATTTGGTAATGATGCAATATTTGTTAAATGATTTCTTGATAATGACTCCATATTTTTGATAATATGCTCAAATTTTATTTTATCTTTTTCATTAATTGGATTGTAATTATCTATTTTATCTTGAATTTCTTTTATCATTTTAAAATATCTCCAAGTTTAACTCCATCGCATAAAGCCATTTGCACTACTTCATGTGCAATTGTTCCACCAATGAATGAGCAATTAGTAGGTAGGTTTGATTTTTCTTTAGGTGTTAGACAAACGTATCTAAAAAAACGTACATCATCAGGGATTGTGTTTTGGCTTTTGGAAGTGTGTTTAAGACCAAAATTTGTATAACATTCTCCAATTTGTCTTGGGCGATTCGTCATATAATTAAGGTATAATTTTTTTATAAGAAATTGCAATCTTTTTGTATATCTTTTTTTTAAATATTGAAACTATTCATATTATTGTTATAAGAATATTATCAATTATGAGTCTTAAAGAGATAAAATATCGTAATTTTAAAGCTAAAATTGTTAAATTATCCAATAAACAAGCCAAAAAAGAGATGATTTATGGGTACTACAACCCAAACGAATCTACCATAGCGATTCAAGAAAATTTAGGAAAAATTACTTATGTTGATACTTTGCTACATGAGATAGCTCATTTTATTGCCGACAAATCATCGATTCGTTTAAAGAATTTAGGTGAGGAGGGGGTCGCTACTTTTATAGGTAGTGAGTTTTGCAAAGTATTTTTACAAAATCCTAAACTACTTACTTTTATAAAAAGGAATTTATCAAAGTGAAATCCTTTTTAATTTTAGTTTTATTGACTAGCCCAAACTTAACTTACGAAAAAATTTTAATAAAAAATTTTACTAATTGTGATGACGCTTATCAAAGCAAAGCTATTTGGTATGACAACCCAAAATTTGAAGATGGTAATGGTGAGTTATGGGGATTTTATATTTACAATAGAAAACAAATTGTAGCTTCTTATTGCCAAGACGAAAAAGGGAATTGGCTTTCATGAAACAAATAAAATTAGATTTATATGAATTAATGGCAAGTGCTAACAATGGCCTTACTAGAGTTTTTGAATCTATGCGATTAAATCAAGAGTGGGGTCATGGATATAAAAGTTCTTTGAACGAAAAAATTGCAAGATCAATAAGTGGTAGTGGAGCAGAGTTGGCTTGTTCAAAATTATTACAAATAGAATTTACTTATCATGTCAATCATGGCAATAACCCTGATCTAATTTATCATGACTTGCATTTACAAGTTCGTTGTCAAATGCCAAAAGAAAATAATGGTTTGATTATTAGACCTAAAGGTGCAAAGCCAAACGAAATTTATATTTTAGTCATTGATAAATCACCTATTTACGAAGTTTGTGGTTTTATTAATTCAAGCCATGTTTTAGGAACAAATAAATACTTAACTAATTTAGGTAATGGGCGACCAAAGTGTCATTACATCCCTAAAGATATTTTAACCCCAATAGAGATTTTGCAAGATGGTAAATGGAATTGATCCAAATTTAATTAATATTTATGGCGACCAAAGGGTTTGTTGTAAATGTAAAAAAAAAGCCGATGTGGTTGAGCAAGGTAGAGATTATTGTGTTGAACACTATTGTAAAAAATCTACAGGGTTCACAATAGATCAATTAAAACAACAAATGGAAAAGTTAAGGTTTAACAAACATGACTAATTTTCCAAAAAAAAAATACAAAATTATCTACGCTGATCCACCCTGGACCTTTACATTTTGGAGTGAAAAAGCACAAAGAAAAGTTTCAAATCATTATCAATTAATGACAGCTAATGAAATTTATAATTTACCAGTCAGTAAAATTAGTGAGGAAAATTGTATTTTGTTTTTATGGGTTACTTATCCTAATTTATTAGAGGGTTTAGAAACTATTAAAAGGTGGGGATTTACCTACAAAACTTGTGGATTTAGTTGGATTAAAAAAAATAAAATCAAAGACAGTTTATTTTGGGGTATGGGATATTATACAAGATCAAATAATGAAATATGTTTATTAGCTACTAAAGGTAAGCCAAAAAGAATTTCTAGTAAAGTTCATCAAGTTGTCATTGATAAAATAAGAGAACACTCAAGAAAGCCTGATTGCATAAGGGATCGCATCGTTGAGTTATGTGGCGATGTTTCAAGAATTGAACTCTTTGCTAGACAAGATTTTACACACAAAGGTTGGGATCACTGGGGAAACGAACTAAATGAGTGAGAGAGAAAAACAAAATAATCTTTTTGGTCAAGAAGAATTAAAAGAAGATTGGCGAAAAGAATGGGATGGTATGCCTGAGTTTGAGCAATATACAAAAGAGGCTTATCATAAAATAATAATAAGATTTGCAAGTGAGGAAGATTTGCAAGACTTCGCAAAAGTAATAGGGCAAGAACTAAATAATAAAACGAAAAGTATTTGGCATCCTAAACTTAAATTCCAAAACCATTTTAATAAAAGGTATGTCAAAGATGAATCCTAAACATCCTATATATGTGATTAGCAAAGGGCGTTGGGAAAGTCGATTAACTTCTAAAACGCTTGAAAGAATGGGAGTTCCTTATCATATCGTTGTTGAGCCACAAGAATACGATGAATATGCAAAAGTAATTGATCCTAAAAAGATTTATACTTTACCATTTTCTAATTTAGGTAAAGGCTCAATCCCTGCAAGAAATTGGGTTTGGGATCACTCTATAAGCATTGGTGCGAAAAAGCATTGGATCATAGATGACAATATTTATGATTTTTATAGATTAAATCGTAACGCTAAAAACATTGTTGAAAGTGGAGCTATATTTAAAGCTGCGGAAGATTTTGTGGATCGTTATGAAAACGTCATGATAAGTGGATTTAACTATTGTAAGTTTTGTATAGCTAGTGAAAAATATCCACCTTATTTATTTAACACTAGAATTTATTCTACAATCTTAATTGATAATCGTTTGGATCTTCGTTGGAGAGGAAAATACAATGAGGACACAGATTTGTCTATAAGATGTCTTAAACTTGGTTATTGTACTTTACAATTTAACGCCTTTTTAAGTGAGAAAGCTACTACGATGCGATTAAAGGGTGGTAACACAGATTCAATTTATAAGAATGATGAATTAGACTATATGGATGGAGTAATGGCCAAATCAAAATCTTTACAAGAGCAACACCCTGACGTTGCTAAAGTTGTATGGCGTTTTAATCGTTGGCATCATTTCGTTGACTATAGCATTTTCAAAAAAAATATTCCTATTAAGAAAAAAGATTTAGTAATACCGACTGGGGTGAATAATTATGGTATGGTCTTAAAAGAGGTGGCTGTATGAGTTGGACTTTTGAAAAAGTCGATGTTGAACTCTTGGACAACCTTAACTTAAATAGTCATGAGAAACTTCTATTTATCCTTATAAGTCGATTTAAGAATGTTAAAAATGGAATTAACATTACTAATACTTATTTAATGAAAAGAACTGGGATTCAATCTAAAGTAACATTAAGGAAATATCTTGATCGTTTGGCTAACTTTGGCCTTGTTGCTAGGAATCAACCTCATTTTAAAAAGCCTAATAAATTTACTTTTGATAAAAACCAAATGCAAGAATTTATAAGAACTAATAATGGTAGGCGAAAAAAAATGTCTAAAATTATTAAAGCTACAAAATCACAACAAAAAAACTATTCACATAATATCAACATTGGGAAAGTTATACCTATTAAAAATAAACTTTAGGGGGTCAATTTTTGACCTATAGGGGTCAATTTTTGTACCCCTTATATAGAGATTAATTAATAGAAAATAATATTATATGGATCAAAATGAAAAAATAAAAAAGGTGTTGTCTAAATTTGTTAAAAATAGAAGTTTTAACTATAAAATAGCTAAAGACTCTAGAATTAAAAATAGAAAACAACATGATTTAAAAAAGCAAATAAAACTAAATCAAAAGAATTTATCTAAAGATCGTTTCAATGAATATTTAGATTCAATCTATAAGGCTCAAGATTCAACTTATAAGTCAGATTCAACCTATAAGGCCAAAAATGATAACTAGTAGATTAACTATGGATCAATTAGATCGCTTTCTTCAAATCGCATCATGGGTTGATGATAAATTACCAAATCCAATTCCAAAAAATTCTCCTAGTATGTTTAAGATCCTAGAATTACCTATTACAAAGGAACAACTTAAAAATTCGGATACCCCTATTGCTAGACTCAAGATCATTCCAACATCAAAACAATTATCTATCTATGAGTTTATATTGCTTTTAATGATAGATACAAAGCCGAAGACTAGGGAACTCTTATATCTTCGTAACTTTCCTCATAGAAAATCATATAGGGCTTTAAAACGGCTCTATCTTGATTGTAGCCATGAAAAACTACGCTATTTATACAATAGAGCCTTAATTGATACTTGTGAAATAGCTAATAAAAACCTTAAAAAATATCTTTAAGCCTCAATAGGTGGATGTTTAATTAATAAGCCTAGTTTATGAGGCGAATCCTCCAACCATAGCTTTTCTTCTAATTGTTGAGCAAATAAACTAATACTTTTTTCTAATTTATCTTGATCTAGTTTTGGAGACCATTTAGTATTAACACTCAATGACATATCTATGATTAAATCCTTAAATCCATTCATTAAAGCCTCTTGAATTTGTTCATCTTCATCATTTAGTACATCTTCAATAATATCTTTAGCAAATTCATAATATTGTTTTAGTGTACCTTGCCAAACTCCATTCTTATCTAATAAATCATTACTCATGTTTTTTTCCTTTCTAATTTAATTTGTGTTTAGTTTTTTCAATCCAATTAATAAGCTTATTAGATGCTTTAGAGTCTATATACCAATCATCTACATCTCCATAGAGGTCTAAAGCTTTATTTTTAATTGATCCATAGCCATCCTTACCTAATAAGGTGTTCATGTAATATTTAGCCACTTGTTGACCATATTTGCTAAAAAAAGGTTTATCCTTATATCTTGAATCGTAAAACGTAATAAATTTAGCTTTTCCCTCTTTTGTTAAGGTAACATTAAAAGCTATA